GTTGTAATCGCCGGTTGTTTCGCCCGGATTTTGGTATTCGTAAACGTCGTTCAGCATTGCGATCTCGTCTGCTGACAACGGGAACTTACCATCACGAAGACGACCAACAATACCCACGGTATAGTTAAGCTCAACGAATCCGTCAATCGCGTCGTCGAATTCTACGTCATCCGTGATCTTACCATATCCAAATTGTGCTGGATAAGTGTCTTTTCCGGTTGATGTATCTTTGACGCTTTCGTCAACGATAACGCGCCAGATCTTCAATGACTCACCCGTTTTTTGTGCGTCAAGAACGACTTGAACGGATGGATCTTTTGGCGCAAAGTATTGAGACAACTCGATTGAGTGCTCGTCGGTTGCTTTCTCAAGCAAACGCCCTTGTTGTGTTTGCTCGTCGATGTATTCCCCACCCATCGTCGTTGATCCATCTTTACGGTAAGCCGGAAGCATTGCTCCTGTGCCTTTTTCTGCGTGGATTGATTGAATAAAGTAAAATACTTTCTTACCTACGACCGGCTTCGCGATCGTAATTTTGATTTTTGCTTTGTCTTCTGCTTCACTCATTGATTAAGTGCTCCTTTAAAATATTATTTCTGTTAAATTAATAACGATATGATAGACCTCCCGGCCTATTGTGTCATCTTTCAAGACGGTTGACGCCATCCGATTATTCCGACCGATTCGTCTGATCGCTTCTGATCGTACTCTCTCGACTCCTCCGCGACTTTCGTCGTCCGGTAAGAAGATATCTATCTGGACGCTTAAATCCTCGATTATAAGCCCCGTCTGGACCGTTTTCGAGGTGTCCGAGCTCGTTTGCCCGATCACCAAAAACGGCTCGAGTACACTTGGATCTGGAAGGTTGAAATAGATCGGAATATTCAATGGCTTCAATTTCTCGCGCAATTCCGCGAGTGTCTTGATCGAAGGTGCTTCAAATTCCATGGATCACCTCCTAAACATTTTGCGAAGATTTTTGAAAAGAACTTCGCTTTCTTCTTTGACGGCCGGCCCGAGGAAGGGTTGGGCCTTCATCTTACGCGTTCCGAGTTCAACATAGACCGAATAACCGGCCGGAGATGTCACTTTGTACCGTAACATACCCACCCGAGCAACAAAGATCCCGTTTCGCATAAATCCGGTATCAACTGCTGCTTTTATTTTGGCTTTCCGCTCGATTCTCAAGGCTGATCTGCGCAACACTTCCGAAACGGCCCGCCTTGCTTGCTTCGGTTTGCCCTGAACGCGTCGGATGAACTTGTCAAGGCCTTTGACTTTATAAGAAAAACTCATAAGTAAATCACCGTGCTATTATGATGATATCTCCTGCCCTTGATTTTCATTTTTCGCCCCTTGTAAATGACTTCGGAAAAGTCTCGATGGACACCTTGCAAGTGGAGCTTGAACGTGTCGAAGTTGTACTTACCAAAAAGCCCCATCATTTCAGAGTTTGATACGGCATTTTTCATACAAGGCACGGGGAAGCTCTTCTTCTTCTCCACCTTGTCCAATAGCTCGTCCGTTGGGCGTTTCTCAAAAATCAAGGTTACGCGGTCATTATAGATCATACACGCACCCTCCCTTAAATGAATCTAGCGATCCCACGGGCGCGATGTTTCACCGCTAGGCCTTCCAAAACGGCCTTGTTATCATCTGTTAGATAGCCATCCTCCCAAGTAAAGCTCCGACCTTCTTCGCTGTCAGCGGTTGCGCCTTCGGAATTTAGGCGGTTGAATCGACTGACAGCCACGTCCCGGAGAATATACGCTACTGTTTCGGGCAATTCTGTTAATTGCGAATCAGAAAAGCGGTTGACGTAAGCGATCATACGCTCGAAGCTATCCCGTACAATAAGGGTCAATAAATCGTCTTGCTCTTGGTCGCTTTTTGGAATTCCCTTTAATAAGCGAATCTCTTCCGTTGCTCTTTCTAGCTCAATAGCTGCCATCGTTCACCTCCTAGATTAAGCTGCGACTGCTGCTGGTTTTTCGATTGTTGTCTCAACGACACCTTCTGGAATTTCAGCAAAGAGAACGTTTGCTCCGAAGAATACAGACTCGAAAGTCAAATTCTTCAACGCACGGTCGCGAGCTACTGCGATAAGACCTGTCTCGTCTGTGAAGTCCGCAAACAATCCGCCAAGATCTCCGCTTGCCACGTTCAAGTTTGCAAAGACGAGATTTTCAATCGCTGTCGTGTAGATCTTCCCTTCTGGTACACCGTTCATCACGATAACGTTTTGCATACCCAAGAAATTTTTGAGAAGAGTCATACCGAAAACGTTAGAAGCGTCAGCACCTACGCCAGCGTCCCCAAGGTATGCAGCAGCGTCAACCGGATTCACGAAAGTAACGATTGGAGATCCTTCAAATTCGTTGAAAGTTGCGATTTTTGCCCACGCTTGAGCAAGTGCGCCTTGCAATCCTTTACCTTTGTTTTTAGTCGGATTTGCTTTCAAAAATGTAAAGAATTGCTCCTTGATTCCGTTTTGGATCTCGCGCATAAGACGAGTATCTGCTTCTGTGATTGCTACTGACGCACCGTGACGCGCGATTGCTTCCGCTGACACGGAACGACGTTTCTTGAACCAAGCGACCTCGTATGCTTGCGCTTTTGCGCGTACCATTTGAGAAAGTGGGATATCTTCACCCTCTGCCGGGTTGGTTGCGTTCACGTCCGCGGTCCATTTGTAAGTTTGGATCTTGAGATCGCTTGTCAATTCTTGACGACGTGTGACACCGAGAAGGGTCAAAAGATCATTGATGTTTTTTGAAAATTTGTTGACAAAATCAATAGACTTAATTTCGCCCAGATTCGCCATTGTTGTTAGTTTTGCTTCAGCCATTTTCTAGCCCTTTCTAAATAATTGAATGTTTTCAGCGATTGCTCGTTGACGCTCGTCGTCGTTTTCAATCGCCATGATATCCTCTTTTGTGAGCCCGTTGATAGCCCCACGGCGAGGGGTGCTTTGCACTAAACGCTCATTAACGCGCTTTTCAACTTCTTTGTCAAAAACATTTCGCAAGTCAGAAATTTTCGCTTTGACTTCTTCGGCGGTCGGAGCGAGGACGTGCCCGAGGAATTCTTGCGGAAGACCTTCTTCCACTAGCAACGCCATAGTTGCCATTTTCATTTCTCGTTCTGCAATTGCTTGCTCACGCTCTTCGATTGCCTTGAGTCGTTTCGCTTCCTCTTCTTTGGCGCGTTCGTCTTTGGTTAGTTTCGCGAGGCGTTCACCTTCGCTCTTTGCAAGCTCAAGGGCTTCTGCTTGTTCAGACTCCCAAGTTGCGCGAGCCTTTGCGATCTCCGCTGCGACTGCCTTCCCAAATTCGGCGCGTGTGAAGGTACGCTCTGACTTCTCTTGCTTGGTCTCGACTTGTTCTTCTTGAGTGACGTCTTGCTCAAGTGCTTCGGTCTCGACTGCTTGTGTATTTTCTGACATTCTGTTTCCTCCGATGGTTACGCCATCACTCGATATTCTCGTTTTACGTCCGGCGACGAAACAATGCAGCTTTTAACGTCCTCCGCATAGTCTGGACAACAAAAAAAGCGGTCTATTCCCGCTTGTCAAGATACCGGATCACCTCCGATCTATTTTGTGTGTTTCTTAACCGCTGTCATGATTCCGTCGATCAATCCGGCAATGATGGACCATCCCACCAATACCAAGATCGCGAAGCAGATCAGACCCGCGGTAAACGAAACAAGATCCCAAATGCTTATCATCATTCTCCTTTCTTGTTTTGAGCATAAAAAGGTACCTAGATACTATCTAAAATGTTTAGATACTCAATTTCTTCGTATGTTTCTAAAAAAATGTCTGGTTTGCATGGATAAAATTCGCCTTGCACACCCTTGATAATGTAATCACCTTCAGTCGCAACCATCACCCCTTCAAGTGTTTCTATTTTTAAAATTGGGTTATCTAAATCAGCATAATCAATTCGGACTGGATCTAGTCCTAATTCTGACAATTTTAAAATTGATTCTTCGGTATCTACAAACTGAACAGCCTCAATTACAACAGGTTTCTTTCTGTATTTCATTTTCTG